TCCTCCTCCAATAGAACTTGTTAAGGCAAAACTACCACTTGAAGCGTCCCATATAACCGCTCTATCTACAGAGGGAAATTCGGTAGGATCTAGTTCTACTTTTACATTATAATTAGTTTTTGTAGCCATTGATTATAAATATAAATAGTTTAAGTAGCAGCAATTTTAATACAATATTCAGCTGTTAGGTATTTAACAGGTTCATAACTAGCAAGCAAGCTAGCAGTTAAAGCGGCATTTAAAGTAGTAGTTAAAGAAGCATCTAGAGAAGCAGTTAAAGAAGCATTAAGTTCTTCAACATTCCACAATGTAGAATCTATTGTAAGGGTAGGAAAGTTAGATCCTAAAAGGGGACCTCCAACTATACCTGTTAAAATGGATCCTGTTAAACTTGCATCTAGATTACAACTCATTATATTGGTCTGTACCCATCAGAAGTAAATATTGATTTCTTAGGTATGAAGGTCCCTACGGCTGCTACTAAACTTGTATCTTCATCACCCGTAGGACTAACTACTAATTCGGTATAATATGTTACGTTTTCTGTTAGGACTCCACCACTATTTACAAAATCCGCTTGGGTAAAAAATACTTGGATTTGAGTTCCTCCGTTGGGGATAACAACTTGGAAGGGTGAAGAAGGCATACCTGGTACCCATACACTTGTGCATTTCTCTAATACTGATACTCCTCCTTCAGTTAAAGAACACCCCCACCATGCATCCCAGTTAGTATCAAAGTTGGAAGTTAAATCTGTGAAAGTATATAGTAAAAGAAAAGTATCGTCTTCAAATTTTATAAAGTCTTGATTAAAAGATGCCATTTTTTATTTTTTATATTATATTAATAAATATTGTAATGATTAGGGTCTATATCCTTCAGCACTAAAAATTGAGGGTCTTACTTGTAAAGTACCTTGAGCTATTACTTGGGTAGGTACATTGTAGATAGCACTATAATTTAAGGTTTCACCTGCAATCAATTCCCAATAATAAGTTTCGCCTGTTTCTAAGGGGCCTCCACTAGCTTCGTAATCATCTTGGGTAAATTCTACAGTAACAAGAGCAGGACCCGTTCCATTATCTGTAGCAGTAAGGTATATGTTTCCTGTAGAGGGAGGTATTTCCGTTGGGAGATTATTGGATGTTAAAGTTATAATAGCATCTGTAGTACTTCCAAGAGCAGATGATGGTAGGGTTAAAGTGTCTCCATCTTCATATCCTACTCCTCCATCATTTATAAAAGCATAAGTGATCACACCCGCAGTTTGTTGAGTAGTAATTTTAGCCCCACCACCATCTTCTCCGGGTAGAGTGGGTATGGTGTATTGAAAAAGATTGATGGTTGCATCTGTTGTATTAGTAGTAATAGAACTTAATATGTTTCCTGTAAAGATCCCTCCATCCCAGTTACTATTTGCCTTTTCTAAAATAGAAACACCTCCAAAAGTGGTAGAACATCCCCACCAAACATTATCATCTGCTGCTAAGTTATATTGAATATTATATTGAATAGGAATTACAGGAAATTCTACATTAAAAAATTCATCTTCAAATGTTATGATTTGTTGATTAAATGTATTCATTTTTTAATTATTACAAATCGTTAAAAATTCTAAATGTTAATGAATGCTTGTAGAATAAGCTATAATCAAGAGTATTGTATACTTTAAATCTTAGAATGTTGTTTGTAACATCAACATCCTCTGCTTGAATGTATATTTGTTCCAAGTTTAGTCTGGATTTAGTGTATTCAGGAACTAAGTATGGGATCGTAAGGTTTAACACTACATCATCGGTAGATGTTATTCCTCCTATATCGGCCCCATCAATTGTGATTGCTGTTGCTGTTGAATATCCACTTCCCCCATCTGTTACTATTATTGAAGTAGCAAGTCCTGTATTTCCTATTACAACTGTGGCTTGTGCTCCTGTTCCTCCTCCTGTAATACCAACAGGACCATAGGACCCTTGGGTCTTATTTCCGGGGTCTGTGGCTACTATACTTATTAATTGGGTTTGAGCAATTTCAGTAGTTACACTTTGTGAAACGAATGTTCCATCTACTTCAGTAATAGTAAAATCATATAGATAGTTTTTACTTAAAAATGCCCAAAGGGTACCTGTAAATTTCAATGTAGCACCTGCTCTGATGAAGGGGTCAGCAACGGTTCCTGTTCCGCTATTATTTCCTTTTAATATAACCATTCCATCAAATTCAACTACATCGAATGTGCCAAAGCTAAGCCCCGTATTAAAAATATCAGTTCCTGGGTTACCCACGGATCCTGCAGGTACACTATCTAATATAGACCAATTTTCTGTGATTGATGTACCTGAAGTACCTGATGAGCCTGATGTGCCTGATGAACCACTAGTACCTGAAGAACCTGATGTGCCTGAAGAACCAGATGTACCCGAAGCTCCCGTCATACCTGAAGAGCCTGAAGTACCTGAAGAACCTGAAGTGCCTGAGGAACCACTAATACCTGAAGTACCTGAAGAGCCTGAGGTACCTGATGAGCCACTAGTACCTGAAGAACCTGAAGTACCTGATGAACCTGATGTGCCTGAAGCACCTGTCATACCTGAGGAGCCAGAAGTGCCTGAAGAGCCTGAGGTGCCTGAGGAACCACTTGTACCTGATGAACCACTTATACCCGAAGTACCTGATGAACCACTTGTACCCGAAGAACCATCTATACCTGAAGTGCCTGATGAACCTGAAGTACCCGATGAACCATCTATACCTGAGGTACCCGATGAACCACTTGTACCTGAAGAACCGTCTATACCTGAAGTACCTGATGAACCACTTGTGCCTGAAGAACCATCTATACCTGATGTACCTGATGAACCTGAAGTACCTGAAGAACCGTCTATACCTGAAGTACCTGATGAACCACTTGTACCTGAAGAACCGTCTATGCCTGAAGTACCTGAAGAACCTGAAGTACCCGATGAACCGTCTGTGCCTGATGAACCTGATGAACCTGAAGTACCGTCTATACCTGAAGTACCTGATGAACCACTTGTACCTGAAGAACCATCTATACCTGAAGTGCCTGAAGAACCTGAAGTACCTGAAGAACCATCTATACCTGATGTACCTGATGAACCACTTGTACCTGAAGAACCATCTATACCTGAAGTACCTGATGAACCACTTGTACCTGATGAACCATCTATACCTGAGGTACCTGATGAGCCACTTGTACCTGATGAACCGTCTATACCTGATGTACCTGATGAACCTGAGGTACCCGATGAACCGTCTATACCTGATGTACCTGATGAACCTGAAGTACCTGAGGAACCACTTGTTCCTGAGGTGCCGCTAGAACCTGAAGAGCCACTAGTACCCGAAGAGCCTGAAGTACCTGAGGCGCCTGTCATACCTGATGAACCGGATGTGCCTGAAGAGCCGTCTATACCTGCAATCCCTGAAGTACCCGATGAACCACTGGTGCCTGATAAACCACTTGTTCCTGAAGAACCTGAAGTGCCTGATGAGCCTGATGTACCTGAGGAACCACTAGTACCTGAAGAACCTGAAGTACCTGAAGCCCCTGTCATACCTGAAGAACCCGAAGTACCTGAAGAGCCTGAAGAGCCTGAAGTACCTGAAGAACCTGAGGTGCCCGATGAACCATCTATACCTGAAGTACCTGAAGTGCCTGAAGAACCTGATGTACCTGAAGAACCTGATGCTCCTGGGGCTCCTGCTAGGTTTATACACCATGTATAAGAGGTAATTGAAGACCAAGACCCTGTGGAAGAAGTAACATTAATTTCAATATTTCCAGTTCCTGAGTTATAATTGTTTACGGTACCCTCAATAAAATTAGAGGAATCAATTGCTAATATTATGTTCTGCCCCGCAGTATAAGCTAATCCGGATCCTATAGCAATAGTAAGAGGGGATGAAGGAGGGTTTGAAATTGTAAGGTTATTAACACATGCAGCATAGATATCTCCATCGGTTCCTGAAGCACCTGATGAGCCTGAGGTACCTGATGAGCCTGATGTGCCTGAAGAACCACTAGTACCTGAAGAGCCATCTATACCTGAAGTGCCTGAGGAGCCTGAGGTACCCGATGAGCCGGATGTGCCTGAAGCACCTGTCATACCTGATGAACCTGAAGTGCCTGAAGAACCTGAAGTGCCTGATGAACCCGAAGTGCCTGAAGTGCCTGAAGTACCTGATGAACCGTCTATACCTGAAGTGCCTGAAGAACCTGAAGTACCTGAGGCACCTGTCATACCTGAAGAACCTGAAGTGCCTGAAGTGCCCGATGTGCCAGAGGAACCCGATGTGCCTGATGAACCTGAAGTACCTGATGAACCTGAAGTACCTGAAATACCCGATGAACCTGAGGAACCACTAGTACCTGAAGAACCACTAGTGCCTGAAGAACCTGAAGTACCCGAAGCTCCGGTCATACCTGAAGAGCCTGAGGTGCCTGATGAACCTGAAGTGCCTGAAGAACCATCAATACCTGAGGTGCCAGAAGAACCACCGGTACCTGAAGAACCTGAAGTACCTGAAGAACCACTAGTACCCGAAGAACCGCTAGTACCTGATGAACCATTAATACCTGAAGTACCCGAAGAACCACTGGTGCCTGAAGAACCTGATGTACCTGATGAACCTGAAGTACCTGAAGCACCTGCCATACCCGAGGAACCTGAGGTACCTGAAGAGCCACTTCCACCTGTAGCTCCTGAGGTACCTGAAGAGCCACTAGTGCCTGAAGAACCACTAGTACCTGAAGAACCTGATGAACCTGCAGTACCTGATGTACCTGAAGAACCTGATGTTCCTGAGGCTCCTGTCATACCTGATGAACCCGAAGTGCCTGAAGAACCACTAGTACCTGAAGAGCCTGAGGTGCCTGATGAGCCACTTTCACCTGTTGCTCCTGATGAACCTGATGTACCCGATGAACCTGAAGTACCTGAAGAGCCGTCTATACCTGAAGTACCTGATGAACCACTTGTACCTGAAGAACCATCTATACCTGAAGTACCTGAAGAACCACTAGTACCTGAGGAACCTGAAGTACCTGAGGAACCTGAAGTACCTGAAGCTCCTGTCATACCTGAAGAGCCTGAGGTACCTGAGGAACCTGATAAACCTGATGTACCTGATGTACCTGAAGAACCACTGGTGCCTGAAGAACCACTAGTACCTGATGAACCCGAAGTGCCTGAAGAACCTGATGTACCTGAAGAACCTGATGTTCCTGAGGCTCCTGTCATACCTGAAGAACCTGATGTGCCTGAAGAACCACTTATGCCTGAAGTAACTGATGAACCTGCAGCACCTGAAGTACCCGAAGAACCATCTATACCTGATGTTCCTGAAGAGCCTGAGGTACCTGAGGAACCTGATACACCTGATGTACCTGATGTACCTGAAGAACCACTAGTACCTGAGGAGCCACTGGTGCCTGAAGAACCTGATGTACCTGAAGAACCTGATGTGCCTGAAGCTCCAGTCATACCTGAAGAACCTGATGTACCTGATGAACCCGATATACCTGATGTACCTGATGTACCTGAAGAACCAGATATACCTGAAGAGCCTGATGTACCTGAAGAACCTGAGGTACCTGATGAACCATTTATACCTGAAGTACCGGATGAACCACTAGTACCTGAAGAGCCTGATGTACCTGAAGAACCTGAGGTGCCCGATGAACCATCTATACCTGAAGTGCCTGATGAGCCTGATGTACCAGAGGTTCCTGATGAACCCGATGCCCCTGGGGCTCCTGCTAAGTTTAAACACCATTCTATAGTACCTGAGAATGTTCCCGTGTAAGTTAAATTAATTAATACTATTACCCCTGAATTGGGAGTATAACTATCTACTGTTCCTTCAATAAATTGGGTAGCACTATGTGCTAATATTACATTCTGTCCTGCGGTATAAGCTAAATCAGTAGCAAAAGTTAAAGTAAGTGATGGTGGAGGGGTACCACTAGTAATAGTTTGATTTGCACAATCCGCGTATACATCACCATCCGCTCCAGCAGCTCCTGAAGAACCTGAAGTGCCTGAAGTGCCTGAAGAACCATCTATACCTGAAGTGCCTGATGAGCCTGATGTGCCTGATGAACCACTAGTACCTGAAGAACCTGATGTACCTGAAGCTCCAGTCATACCTGAAGAACCTGATGTACCTGATGAACCCGATATACCTGAAGTACCTGATGAACCTGCAGTACCTGATGTACCTGAAGAACCTGAAGTGCCTGAGGCTCCTGTCATACCTGATGAACCCGAAGTGCCTGAAGAACCACTAATACCTGAAGAACCCGAAGTACCTGATGTACCTGATGAACCTGATGTACCCGATGAACCTGAGGTGCCTGAAGAGCCGTCTATACCTGAAGTACCTGATGAACCACTTGTACCTGAAGAACCATCTATACCTGAAGTACCTGAAGAACCACTAGTACCTGAGGAACCTGAAGTGCCTGAAGAACCTGATGTGCCTGAGACACCTGTCATACCTGAGGAACCTGAGGTACCTGAAGAGCCACTTTCACCTGTAGCTCCTGATGTGCCTGAAGAACCACTAATGCCTGAAGAGCCACTGGTGCCTGAAGAACCTGAAGTACCTGAAGAACCTGAAGTACCTGAAGCACCTGTTATACCCGAGGAACCTGAAGTTCCTGAAGAGCCACTTTCACCTGTAGCTCCTGAGGTGCCTGATGAACCTGACGTACCTGATGAACCTGATGTGCCTGATGAGCCATCCTCACCTGTAGCCCCTGAAGTACCTGACGAACCTGATGTACCTGAAGAACCACTAGTGCCTGAAGAACCATCTATACCTGAAGTGCCTGAGGAGCCTGAAGTACCCGATGAGCCTGATGTGCCTGAAGAACCACTATCCCCTGTAGCTCCTGATGTACCCGAGGAACCACTAGTACCCGAAGAACCAGAAGTACCTGAGGCTCCAGTCATACCTGATGAACCACTAGTACCTGATGAACCGCTAACACCTGAAGAGCCTGAAGTGCCTGAAGTGCCTGAAGAACCTGAAGTACCTGATGAACCGCTAAAACCTGAGGAGCCACTAGTACCTGAAGTACCTGATGAACCACTAGTACCTGATGAACCACTAGTACCTGATGAGCCTGAAGTACCCGATGAACCTGATGTACCAGAGGTACCTGATGAACCACTAATACCTGATGAGCCTGAAGTACCCGATGAACCTGATGTACCTGAAGAACCACTAGTACCTGAAGAACCTGATGTACCCGAAGTACCTGAGGAGCCTGAAATACCCGATGAGCCTGATGTACCTGAAGTTCCCGATGAGCCCGAAATACCTGAGGAGCCTGATGTACCCGAAGCACCTGTCATACCTGATGAACCGGAGGTGCCTGAAGAGCCACTAATACCTGATGAACCACTGGTGCCTGCAGAACCACTAGTACCTGATGAACCTGAAGTACCCGATGTACCCGATGAACCTGATGTACCAGAGGTACCTGATGAACCACTAATGCCTGATGAGCCTGAAGTACCTGATGAACCTGAGGAACCACTAGTACCTGAGGAACCTGATGAGCCTGAAATGCCTGAACTACCTGAAGTTCCTGAAGAACCTGAAACACCTGAGGTGCCTGAAGAACCTGAGCTGCCTGAAGTACCTGATGAACCTGATGTGCCTGAGGCCCCTGTCATACCTGATGAACCACTAGTACCTGAAGAGCCTGATGTACCCGAAGTACCTGAGGAGCCACTAATACCTATGGCGCCTGAGGTGCCTGAGGTGCCTGATGAACCTGATGAACCTGAGGTGCCTGAGGAACCACTAATACCTGATGTGCCTGAAGAACCTGAAGTACCTGAGGCACCTGTCATACCTGAAGAACCTGATGTGCCTGAAGAACCACTTATGCCTGAAGTACCTGATGAACCTGCAGCACCTGAAGTGCCTGATGAACCTGAGATACCTGATGTTCCTGAAGAACCTGAGATACCCGATGTACCCGAAGAACCTGATGCTCCGGGGGCTCCCGCTAGGTTTATACACCATTGTTGAGAACCACTAAAAGTCCCTGTAGAAGAGGTAACTATAATACTAATGCCCCCTGTTCCCGAATTATAGGACCCAACCGTTCCTTCAATTAGGTTATTAACATTACCTGGGGTAGCCAATATTATACTTTGTCCCGTTGTATAAGCTAATCCAATTCCTATAACAAGATTAAGGGTACCCGAAGCGGGGGAAGTGAGGGATTGGGTACTACAATTGGCGTATATGTCACCATCCTCACCTGATGAACCCGAAGTACCCGAAGAACCACTAGTACCTGAAGAACCTGATGTACCTGAAGAACCTGATGTTCCTGAGGCACCTGTCATACCTGAAGAACCTGATGTGCCTGAGGAACCTGAAGTACCTGATGAGCCAGCTGTACCTGAGGAACCAGATGAGCCTGATGTGCCTGAAGAGCCACTAGTACCTGAAGAACCACTAGTGCCGGAAGAACCACTAGTACCTGAAGAGCCACTAGTACCTGAAGAGCCACTAGTACCTGAGGAACCCGAGATACCACTAGTGCCTGAGGAACCACTAGTACCTGATGTACCTGAGGAACCACTAATACCCGATGTACCTGAAGAACCTGAAGTGCCAGATGAACCCGAAGTGCCTGAAGTTCCTGAAGAGCCATTTATCCCAGAGGTGCCGGAAGAACCTGAGGTACCCGAAGATCCTGAAGTGCCAGATGAACCATCGATACCCGAAGTACCTGATGAACCTGATGTGCCCGAAGCCCCCGTCATTCCTGAGGAACCTGAGGTGCCTGATGATCCTGAAGAGCCGGCGGTGCCTGAGGTACCTGAAGAACCACTAGTACCTGAAGAACCTGAGGTACCTGAAGAACCATCTATACCTGAGGTACCTGATGATCCTGAAGAGCCGGAGGTGCCTGAGGTTCCTGAAGAACCACTAGTACCTGAAGAACCTGAGGCACCTGAAGAGCCTGATGTACCAGAGGTACCTGATGAACCACTAATGCCTGATGAGCCTGAAGTACCTGATGAACCTGATGTACCTGAAGAACCACTAGTGCCTGAAGAACCACTAGTACCTGCAGAACCGCTAGTACCTGAAGAGCCTGAAGTACCTGAAGTACCCGAAGAACCGTCTATACCTGAGGTACCCGACGATCCTGATGAACCTGAGGTGCCTGAAGAACCTGATGTGCCTGAAGAACCACTAGTACCTGCCGAACCGCTAGTACCTGAAGAGCCTGAAGTACCTGATGCACCCGTCATACCCGAAGAACCTGAAGTACCTGATGAACCTGCAGTACCTGAAGAGCCATCTATGCCTGAAGTGCCCGATGAACCTGAAGTGCCTGATGAACCACTAATACCTGATGAACCACTAGTACCTGAAGTGCCTGATGAACCACTAGTACCTGATGTGCCTGATGAGCCACTAGTACCTGAAGAGCCACTGATGCCTGATGATCCCGATGTGCCTGAGCTACCTGAGGTGCCTGAGGAGCCTGAAAAACCTGAAGTGCCTGATGAGCCGGATGTACCTGATGTACCTGATGAGCCTGAAGAACCACTAGTACCTGAAGAACCTGAGGTACCTGAAGAGCCATCTATACCTGAAGTACCCGAAGAACCACTAGTACCTGAGGAACCATCTATACCTGAGGTGCCTGAGGAACCTGAGGAACCTGAGGTACCTGACGAACCTGATGAGCCTGATGAACCCGAGGTACCTGAGGCACCTGTCATACCTGAAGAACCTGAAGTACCTGATGAGCCTGATTCTCCAGATGTACCTGAAGTACCTGATGAACCTGATATTCCAGATGAACCTGAAGTACCTGATGAACCTGATGTGCCTGAAGAACCTGAAGAACCTGAAGTGCCTGAGGAACCGTCTATGCCTGAGGTACCTGAAGAACCTGAAGAACCTGAAGTACCAGATGAACCTGAAGTACCCGATGAACCCGATATACCTGAAGTGCCCGATGAGCCTGAGGTGCCAGATGAGCCTGAGGAGCCAGATGTGCCCGAACTACCTGAAGTACCTGAAGAACCGGATGTACCTGAAGCACCTGTCATACCTGATGAACCGCTAGTACCCGATGAACCCGATGATCCTGAAGTGCCTGAAGTGCCTGATGATCCTGCTGCTCCTGGAGCTCCCTCTAGGTTTATACACCATTGTAGAGAAGTAGGGGTAGGCCAATTCCCTGTTTGGGAAGTAATATCGATTTCTATATCCCCATTTGATGAGTTATATGAATTAACTATTCCTACTATATACTGTGTGGCACTATATGCTAGTATTACAGTTTGACCTACTGTATATGCTAGTCCTGCGGCTATGTTTATATTAAGGGGGTCTCCAGGGGGATCGGTAATGGTTTGAGTGCTACAATCGGCATATATGTCACCATCTTCACCAGATGAACCCGAAGTGCCTGAAGTACCTGAAGTACCTGAGGAGCCTTCGGCACCCGATGATCCTGATGTACCTGATGAGCCGCTTCCTCCTCCTCCTGTTCCGTCATTATAATCTAATACAATACAAACTTCTTCCTCAGCATTTAATGGAAAATTACCAGATTGAGCACTAGCTCCTGCAGTTATTGTAAAAGATATATAATTAGTATTATCCGTTACAGCTGTGTAAGGAAAAACTGCGTAGTTAGCAGGATATTTTTTACTGTGTATTGTTAAATTACCTTTAGTACTATCTTTTAGGTAATCCGATATGTTAATATTATTAAGGTCCGATATGTTAATATCAACACGAGTTGTATTTCTAACATCTAAACTACTATAAAGACTTAATCTACCAGGGGAGGGGATTGTAGAGGGAGTTGAAACCTTGTAAGGTATACAAAATGCTCCTAAATCTCTATCTATAATAAATTTTTGTGCCATAGATTAGTGGTTCTTCGTTATAAATATTCAAGGTTTATAGTACCTTAAATATTTCTCTTGAAGATATTTTCCTAATCCATAAAAACCTTCATTTTTTTCTTTTAATTTTACTATACTATGATTTGTACGATATACTTGATTTTCATCTCCTGTTAATGTCCAAGGTATATTAAAAGGTACCCAGTTTTGGAAATCTATAGTTGGACTATTTTGAACTAATGCGTTATAGTCAGATTCGGAAGTTTCTAAATAAATAAATTCATTTCTACTTTTACAAAAAAATCTTCTAAATTCACCAAGTTGGTAATCCTGTTCAGTGGGTTGTGTAAAGAATAGTTGGGGGGAATTTCGTAAATTATTTCCTGAGATTCCTCTTAAGAGTTTATAATTTTCATTTTCAACATTGTCTTTAATATAGACTTGAGTTTGGTTAGCTTGTACTGGTTCAGGAATTGGGATTAGGAGTCTATTGGGTTTATTATCAGGATTTTTTCCTGTAAATAATTGGCCCTTATATGTTTTGTAGTAGTACCCAATGTAAGGTTGGGTTGTTCCTTTGATTACATAGTTCTTTCCCGCAGTATACAGATTAGTTTGAATTCTACTTTTGGGAACATAGGGCATATTGATAAATATTAATTAAAACTGATTTTGGGGGCCCGTAAAGAGGGGATTATCCTCTGTAATAGGTTCACTTAGTCTAGCTTTGGGCATAAACTGCCCTTCAACATTAGTAATCCATCCTGAACCATCTATGGTATGGTTTATGCCTTTAATAATAAATTCTATATTATCCCTATAACTTTGGGGGAGAAATTCATCTGTGATAGTGTATTTTTGAAAAATTTTCATTCCAGAAAGACCATCCATAGTAAGAGATAATGAAATAGGAATTAAAACGGGAGATGTTAAAGAATTATCCTTTTTTATATTTTCAGAAGATCGTATTTCAAAGTATTTATTTATGGCTGTAGAAAGTTTGTAAAGATTCGCACTATAACTAAAGGTACTATTAAGCATAACTGCTATTTCTGTACTTTTTACAGTTTCAGCATATTTTAATCTTCTATCCTGCCTAATTTGTTCTTCTTTTGCTGTTGTTGATTCAGCAGAAGTTTTTTTATCTAAAACTATTCTGTCTGTGTATCCCCTATTCCAATTTGAAAAAGAAAAGGAATTTTGGTCTACGCTAGTGTTGTTAGCTTGAGCCCCTATTGCTATTTGGGTTGCAAAATTAGGAGGGATTGTTGAGTTTATAGAAATATTTTTTACAAAACTACCCTTTTGAATACCTGTTATGTTTCCTTGCCCACTATTATAAAATCCTATTTGGAATTTTGAAGCTTCCTTTTCAGAATCAGGTAAAATGTTATTCGAGTTTCTTTTATTAACTATATATAAAATATTATCATCGGTATCATGGAATGGGGTTAATTCGGTTGCATTAGATAAAGATGAATTTATTTGGGTGCACAAAGCTAGTAGAAAGTCAATTAAAGCTAAGTTTCCTGCGCTGTTTATGTTTTTATCAAGTATATTAAAAATTAAATCTATATTTAAATGAATATGCATAAAATTATAAGTAAATTTATCATTTTTTTTATCTTTACTAGTTAAAAAATCTGATCCTAAAATCTGGTTAATTTTTTTGAAATCAAAAGTATTTTCAAATCCTAATTCATCGGAACCTTCAAGAGAAAATTCTACTACTCCGGTTTTAAATCTAGAGGGTATTAAGCAAGTACGAGGATCTGATGAAAATAAATCTTCAAGGGGGATAAAGCATTGATTTTCATCATATTCCCAATTTATACCTATTATAGGAGTAGAATTTTCGGTAGTATTATATAATAGAAGAAAATTTTGAATTATCCTTAATAACGCCCCAAATTTAATATAATAAAAAGCTTCGTCTGAGTTTTCTCCTTCAAGTTTTATTAATTCTTTAAGGGGTTGAGATGAAGGGGGAGAAATAATTTCATCTTTGTAGGGATTTAAATCTTCTAGGTTGGCACTTAATTTTATAGAGTCATTGGTAAGGTTAGAATTAAAATAAGATGCCTTACGTGGGGTTGGAACAACAATACCACTATATACGCCCAAATTTTCAGTTTTAAGTTCTCCAAGAGGGGAATCATCGCTTGAAAAAATAGAGACACCATCAAGACGTTTTTTAAAGTCTCCCAATATTCTTCCTATAGTTGTTGATTCAATTTTATTTTCTATTCCCGAAGAAGGGGAATCGGGTTCTGAACGTTTGTCACCGGGTAGATTTGTAGATATAGAAAGAGATTCTATAATATCTCCTGGGGAAAGAACTTTTACAGTTATATTATATTCCCCTTCAGGAGTAACTTCCCAATTATAATTGAGCACTCTACCTAACATACCATCATAGTTACCTGAGGAATCTGATCTAGTTTGTTTTATTTTATTTTGTATGTAAGTTTGAGGGTCTTCATCATTTCCACTTTTAGCTTGAAGAAACTCTTTATATACCTGGTTACCCGAGGTGACATCACTTTCGAGGGATTTATCATTTTTAAAATATATAGTGTGTCCCCATTCTAAAAGTAAAGTATATCCTAATCTCAAGTAAAGAGCTTCAATATGATTAAATTGTTGTACGTTATAGCATTTAATTTTAATTTCTCCTTCTATTAAAGAACCATTATTTTTAGGTTTAATATTAAAAGAAGTAACACCTGGGAGTGGAGTTAAGCCATAATTTGCAGTTGAATCAAATCCATAGGAAGCATTTTTTAATATAGAATCAGTATAATTGTCTACAATTCCTCCTTTAGGTTTTGAAGAAGTTGTAGTATTATTGGCCCCCCCAAATAAAACATATCTCTCAGCTAACCCAGATCCCTCAGGAATTCCACCTTTTCCGATGGGGGTGCCGGGGAGGTTGTTAAGTCTAGTTTGGTCTATGTTAACTCCTGATGTTAGGCGTAACCAACTATCTTTACTTGTAGTATATGAAATAAGTTCGTTATCGTAAGTAGTAGATCCTAATTTTTCTTGTCTAACTTTTATTTGTTTATCTACAAAAGGAGCGAAATTTTCACCTATAATTTTCCCCATAATTTATTTATTTAAAACTTTATATGCCTCTATAATATCAGAAATATTAGAGGGTATTCTTATTTGGTGGCCCAATGTAGGGTACAAACTATTAGGTTTGAATCTAGGGTTTGCGGATGATATAACCCACCATAAAGTAACATCCCCATAGTATTGATAAGCTAATAGATCGTATCTATCCCCTTCTTCGGCTATAACGTAGAAATCATTATCGCTAAAGGGAATTTCAGGATATTTTACATTAGCTCTATATCTTTTCCCTACAGGAGTACGAAATATGGGAATATTATTATATCTATTCATTATTGATATGAAATAAATTTGCTATCACTGCTTACTAATCCTTTACTATTATCAGTTATTGGAGTAAAATTAAACCCACTTACTTTAATGGATTTTGGGAGTTGTTTCCCCTTATCTATATCAAACCCAGCTTCAAATATTGGAGATAATGTAAAACCAGTTACAATTCCGGGTACGTCATTCAAATAATCTCCAAATGTCAATTTAACAAAATTTCCACGTATATAACCGCTATTACTGTAGTTAGGGGCTAAATTTTGTATTAATTTATTTAATTTAGCATAAATAGGAATTATTTGATTTGGATTTTCGGCTACTATTGTAAAGTCTAAATTTATTGCCCTACTAAACCCCTTATACTTATATGAAGGATATCCTCTACCGGTATAAGTGTATTCATCATATTGGGCTCCTATAGAATCTGAGAAGTTGTCTACATAAGCTTGCCAGTAAAGGTATTCGTTATCAGAGGGGTTATCAGGGTTAAGAAGATTTAAATAAAATTTAAATAATTGGGATTCTCCAAGTTCTTCTGCGCTTGACCCACTACTAACATTTAATAAGTTGGTATTTGTTGCACTAAATTTATCCCCTGTGTAAGTATATTGTTTACTCCCACTTACAGGAGATGCTAAGTTACCATACTTTCTAAGTATAAAATCTGGGTTGGATTGATATGAACGTTGGGTATAACTAGTGACAGAGTCATTAGTTAACTCATTAGGAGAGTTTGGATGGTATTCAATAGAGCTTCCATCAGGTTTTTTGTATGCCGTAGTAAGTGTTACAATAGAGCCAGAATTAACTACCCCCTTAGGAAAGTTTTCAGCACTATTGTATGTGCCTGCTTCAATTCCCTTTAAAGTAATTGGACCTAAAGGTGTATTAATTTCTTGTTCTTTAGAAGAGTAATTAGTATTAAAATAAGTTTGAGCTGCTGATACTTTGTTGAAGGAATTGTCTAAAAAAGATCCAGTAGTCCACCCGTATTCATTTTTGCCTGTAGTATAGGTTGCTCTTTTAGTTATAGTCTTACCTACACCTAATGTGGATCCCGGCCCCCCACTATAAGATAGTATATTAAGGTCACTAGAAGCAACTAGAGGGTTTTTAGGAAATAGTGAACCTAAAATTTTAGTATCATATAAAGATACTAATCTATTATTACTACTATCTCCTAATTGATTATTTTGGTCGTGGACCGCTTGTTCATATCTAATAAGACCCCCTCCAGGGAATAACCCTCCTTCAACTATCCCAGCCATGGGAGAAGTTGGATCCAAGCCTAATAAATTTAAATGAGTGCCTCCAAATCCAGCCACAACTTGAGCTAGGGTAGAAGAGGGAACATAAACTCCTTGATTAATGGTACCTGCAGCGTAAGCAGGGCCGGTAGTTGCTTCTGTTTTTACTGATGTTCTAGATAGAAGATTAGTAGTAGTTGTAAAGTTAAGACCTTTAGTAGTAGAAAAAAGTAATTTAGTTAATCTTGAAACATCTTCAACTCCTCTTCCGATAGCTCCTTGGCGTAGGAGAAAGTCGTTAGAAGCCCCAGGAGTTTCCCCTTCCGGAATAGGTTCTGTAATAAAAGGTTCTTTACTACTACCCCCACCAGGGCGATCCTTTCCATAGGTTAGAGACTTAAGGTCTGTTTTAAGATCAATTAAGGGCATCTATTAGAATGATCTATTTTCAGGAGCGTTATCCCTATAATTATCTGCAGGAGTAATGCCTCGCAAACCTAGAGAGGTTGGAGAGGGTAAACTAGGTAATTTAGGATTAGCATTTAAAGAATACTCATCATGGAGTTTTGATAAATTAGTTCCAAAAAATGAGCCTGCAGGAACCGTTGGGGGTCTACTTGCAAGATCAGAAGGTGATGTGTTGTATAGGTTAATAATTGACATGATTGTGATTTTGTTATAAATATTAAATTATTGTAATTTATAAGATCCTACTGTTAAGGCAGTTCCTACTTTTGTACCATCCAATGTAACCGTACCCTCTTTACCTAAAATAGCATTTAAGGTAGCATTCATTTTATTCATTTGTTCTACTAAAGGAGCTATGTTTATTGAGGTAGGAGAACTTTCAGTATTGTTATTATTATTAGTAACAGTTTCAGTATTGTTATTATTTGTAATAGTTTCAGTTATACCCATTTGTGGGGGTGATACTATATCATCTCCCATTTTTAAATCAGTACCTGCTACTATAGTATCTTTATCATTTAGGGAAATTGCACCTTCAGGACCAAATAAGGTACGTTTACCGTATCCTGATCCTCCTTGTGATGGAGAGATAATATCGTCTCCCTGGAATGTGCCTAAAAGTGCTGCTGTTGCTAATCCCGCAGTGGCTGCCATAGCAATTGCAGCTATAGGACCAAAGAAAATTCCTGTTAAAGCTCCTGCAAAAACAGCGGCAGCTATAGCAGAAAATTCTAATATTCCTGCCAATTTTTCAGCAGCACCCGCTAATCTTTGTTGGACCGATAATGCTGTAGCTGCTTCTTCTGCTCCTTCGGCAGTTCGTTCCGTAAATTTATCTGCTTCTGATGATATGCTTTCTTGAGTTCTAAGAGAATTAGCTAATTCATCAGCAGTTAATCCAACAGCATCCGCTAACGCTTGTTGTTGAATTACATTCATAGCTTGGAATTCAGCAGCACTACCTACTTGTTTAGCTATTTCAGCGGCCGCTCCTGCTGTATCTCCATTTAATGCTAGTAATCTAGCTTGTTCAAGATTAAGTTGTTTACCAGTTAAAAGTTCAGCTTGCATTTCAGCTTCAATACTTGATTCAAAATCAAGTAACTTTCCAGCCATTTTAGCAGTTTGCTCTACTTCTAAACCTAAAGCAGTTGCTTGAGCTACCGCTTTAACTAAACCTCCAGGGGTTTTTTCTAGGTTTAGTCTTAGGGCTCCTGATATTTTGTTAGCTTTATCTAAAGCGGCATTTGTGTTTAAGTTAACTTTTAAGGTTTTTTCAGCTGCTACTAAAGATTCTAATTGGTAATTTTTTATACTTTCTAAAGAACGACCCGTAGCTAATGCTTCTTTAGTAACATTACCTAAAGCTTCTTCAGACATATTAAATCTTTCTCTTAAAAAGGTAGCAGATACTAGTAAATCTTCATCAAATATTATAGCAGTACCTCCTAATGATGAGTTTAAATCATTAACGGATTTAGTAAGGGTATCAACATTAACTCCTATTTTGTTGCTCGTGAAAGCGGTCATAGCAAGTTTATCATTTAGGTTAGTAGCTTCACCAGCACTTAATCCTAAATTTTTTCTTAAACCTACTACTCTAGTATCTATTTTTTTAAGAGCTTGGGAACTTTTAACTAAAAGAGCAGTAAATATATCAGTGGGTTTAATGTTTGATAATAAGTTTTTACCTATTTGTTTAATAAAAAATCCTAATTTTTTAGAATTTGAAATTTCCTTACTACTTATTTTTAATCTACGACTCATAACATCTGTCATACGAGATGTTTGATTAGTAGCCCCCTCTATATCTAAAATAGAAGATAATTTTCCAGACTTATCAAAGTTTTTTAGAATTCCATTTAACCCCCCCGTAAGTTTTCCTACAAGGCCTAAAGATTTACCTCTTTCATCATTTTGTTCTTCTAAATCCTTTAAAATTTTACGTTCTAACTTAATTTGATTTTGAAGTTCTACTGTAAGTTCTTCGCTTATTCCTACTCCATTCATCTGAAGTAAATTAATACGGGATTGGAGTGCTACTATGTTTTGTTCGCTTTTTTCTCTAATAGAAAGAATTTCTTTACTTATATCTTGACCTTTGTTTATCTTTCTTTGAAGATCAAGTTGAGTATCCAGGCTACTGACTATTCCCTTAACGGATTTAGTTAAATCCCTTTCATAAGTTTTAGCTATTTTTTGGCTAATTTTATCTAACCCTTGAGCAGAGTCAATAGCATCCGTAATAGCATCCGTAATAGTAACACCTAATGAAGAAAAGGCATCAATTAAAAAAGTGGTTTCTTGAGTTAATTTTTGAGTTTCTTCTCTAGCTCTATTGATGTCGTCTCCTGCTGCCATGTTAAGGATTTATTATAAATATTTAAAAATAAAACCTTTATCGATATGTGGTTCGTTTTAAATGTTCTGGGGATTTGACCTTTCCAGATGAATCTATTACTGTGGTTTGGTTAGGGGTTTTAGATTGGGATTCTTTAGCATTGTTAGATTTTTGATTATAATAATCTTTAATTTGCTCAAAAGTAAATTTTTTAAGCCATAAGGGCATATTATACACAGTTTCCCAATCATATCCCCCTTGCCCATGAAATACTATTTCATGTATTTGAGTAAATGTAGACTTTCTTAAATAAGCTGCCTTACTCGAAGTCAGGATAAAAAAAGCGGATACCAATTGGGAGGGGGAAAGAATCCCCTCCATCATCGGGAAAAAAAGTTAAATCAACGTCGGGTTGAAATTCAAGAACATATTTTCTAAAAGCTCTGGCATCTTTAGCTAGTAAGTAATTATCTACAAATTCTCTTATATCCTTAGGTTCCCTACTTTCCCCTACTGAAGTAATGATATACTTTAATCTTGTAGAACCATCGGGATTAGATTGGTTTAGTTTTTTAATACCTGCAAGTTCTTTTTGGATTTTTTTCTCATCACCATGGGATAGTAATTTAAAAGTGATGTCGGTATCTGTATGAGGTAAGGTATAACTAAATTCATTTACTCCGGAGGTAAAAAGAGATTCATCGAAGGGTTTATTTTCAATTTGGGTAAGATCTACAATATGAGTAGTATCTCCTACAGTAAACTCATAGTCTTTACCATACCCCAATACACGTGCTGCTATTAAAATTGCGTTTTTATCCCCAATTAATAAGTCATCATACTTAATACTTGAAACTATTAAAGATTGAAGAAGTTTATCAATTACTGTTCCGTTTTTAATGTAAGCAGAGTTGGTTAAAATATCTTCTTCCCTAGCAGTCATATACTTCATTTCTATGGTTCCGGAAGAAAGGGGGTTGTCTTTTGGGTATAAAAGACCTTTTGAAGGGAGTTCTACAGTTTCTGTAGGTAACTTTAGGTTGTCGAGTGCCATTATGGATAACTATTTGTTTGATATAAATATATAATAAAATAAAAAGAGCGCACTTTCGTACGCTCTTTCTTTATATTTTGTATTTTGTATTAGAAATTCAATACACAGTAATCAGGTTGTACTGTCATTGAGATTTCAACAGCACCCTCACTATCGTAATTGTAATCACCAAATGTTGCTTCGGTAATTATAGCTCCTTTAATGATCCATTCTGAGACTACATCACCTACAGGACCCAAGACATTTACTGTCATATCCTTTTTATAGAAATCAGAATAACCATCTCGGCCTGTTACTGATTCGTGGTGTAATCTTACCCATTCCATTACTGATTGAGCTCCAGAAGGAGTAATTGCATCAAATAATGTCATTGATATGGTACCCCAAGTGGTTTTGCCTTTTACAAACCTTTGAACGTTAATGTGATTCAAAGGAATTGTTGCTTGGGATACTGAAACTGCTCCTAATCCTTTAATAAGGTAAGCGGGAAATCCATCTACATACAAAACAAATCTATTTTGTTGTTTTGGTTCAAACGGGGTGAAAAATATTTCGTTGGGATCTAATACTGCCATTGTCGTGTTTTGTTATAAATATTACAAATTCAATTTCTTATTATGCGGGGAATTCAGCTCCTGTTGGCAATACGTTGAAATCGAGGATTATAAATTCTGCTGTTCTGGTTGGCTGTAAGAATATCTGGCCTACCATTTGATTTCTATCGATTACATCAGGAGTGTTATTAGACGCATCCATTACTACCTTAAAGGCATATACACCTTGTCTTTGTTGCACACTTTCCATGTATGGATTTACTTGGGCTAAGAAGTTATTTCTAGTAGCTGCAGTATTTTGTTCAAATACTAAGTTGTTAGCAACTTGACCAATATAGCTCTTAAGGGCAATTAATAACCTTCTAACATTTACACGATCAAGTGCAGATGCTTTCTTTTGTAATGTCTTTTGTCCAAATACTACTGTTCCGGTTGCAGGGAAATTAGCAATTGGGTTTACATTGCTCTCGTACAAAGTATCTCTTTGTGATCTTTGTAATTTTCTTTCAGGACGGATTACTTGAGATAAACCTCCTCTATTAATACCTGCAGGTGCAAACCACGGTTCAGAAGCATTGTCATTAAAGGCATATACACCTGGGATTAATGTTGATGCTGGAACCCAATTAGTTTTTCCTGTATTAGGATTAATAATCTGACACCAAGGCCAGTATGAAGCTGCATAGCTAGAGTTAATGCCTGAAGTTTGGTTTGTGGTAGAAGTAATAGTAGATCCATATTTTGTAAGATCAACTACAGCGATCGCATCTCCTCTATTTTGAGTATTAGCTATTAATGTGTTTAATACGCCAGTATGTGCTGCTATACCGTGGAACAATCCAGGAGCGGTGATTACGTTGTATTGGTATTCGTCGTTGTTAGTTAACAAACTAAATGCGTCGCTATAATCCTCAGCTCTTAAGCCTTGAGTATTAGTATCAATTTTTTCATTAAATAAAGCTTGTTCACTGCCTGTTAATTCACCTAAGCCTTGTAAGAAAGATCCACTTGCAACTACAGGGATAGATTCTTCATAAGCAACACTTGCAGCGGACCCTGTGTTATTAAAGAAATTAGGGGTAGGTTGCAATACTTCACTTACATAAACATAATTACTTTTATTAGGATAAGATCCAGTTACTTGTAAATACTTATTTCCATCACTATCAGATAGGAGTTGTTGAGAACTGTCACCTATTACTTTAGCTACATAATTATCTTGGAAAGGATCTAATGATACTCCGGCATAAGTTTCTAATACAGATTTGTCGTTGGTTAAATCGTTACCCTGTCTAATTAAAAGATTAAAAGTTCCAGATCCTGTGTCTGAAAAAGATACTTCCCATCTTACATTGCTATCAGTTCCATTTGGTAAATCCCCATCATTTCCTTCAACTCCCCCACCACTATTCATAATAGTACCTTCAGAAATAGTTTTAAGTATAAGAGATGTAGATGAGTCTCCGTCAATCCTGGATTCAGCAGACGTAAATGAACCTGTTACAACTCTAGTTACCAACAAAGTATTACCTCCGTTTTGGAAGTAATTATATGCTGATACCGCTGTTAAATGGGAATAAACTTGCCCACCACTTACAAAAGTTGAGCCAAATCTATTTTGGTATTCACTATAAGAAGTAACTATAGTTGGGATTTCAACAGGGCCTAAAACAGTAGGGCCTACAATTGCAGCTCCTACTTCTACAGGTTGTTGTGTGATAAATGACTGGTCGTTTTCTCTTGTGAATACTCCAGGTGATACTATTTGTTCTGCCATTTTGATATATTGTTAAAATATTTTATTCCGTTTTTGAAAACATCCCCGATTCTAAATCGACGGTTCCGTTCCCATATTTTTCTGTTAAGTCTTGTCCTGTTTTTGTTTCTCTAGTTTGTAACTCACCCATAGCTTCTACTAATTGGTCTTTTTGCAACTCTAACAACTGCATTTGGTATTCTAATTGCCCAAATTGGGTAATAAGATTCTGTTGCTGGGATTGTAACTCTTTAATAGAATTTATTTCTTCTTGAGATAGTTTAATTTGTTCACTCATTTTTGATAAATATTAAATTTTTATTGAAACTGTTTGTCATAAATATTAACTTTTTTCTAAAAAAACATTAAAGAAAAATATTTGTATCAGTATTTTGAGGATTTCTGGTGTCGATGGGTTGGTTGATTTGGGCTTGATTAAGATCATTTAAATTAGCTACAGTTTCTTGTTGTACGACAAACTGAGCTTGGCTGAATCTTTTCTTATCTACTGTAAGGTCTTTTTGAGGGATATCAGGAATGATATACCCCATTAGATTTACATCAAAATTAGCTCTAACAGTACGATCTTTCCCAGCACTTACTTCAGTTACTGTAGTGAAGGAATTAATAGTTGCTTTAAATTTAAATCTTTCGGGATTTCCCCAATATGAATCTGCAGCATAATTTACAGATTCAATTATTTTATTTAATTGTTCTACATAATATGTGTATACTATGCAGCTATAAGTCATTTGAACGTAGTTGGGGACTACAATAGTATGAAATTCTCTAACAGGAACCCTATTATTAAGAATATTAAACTTATCATACGCATTTTGTTTATTATAAGAAGTTTGCGAATAAGCTACGTTAACCGGGTGGTTAGCATCCAATTTATTATACTGCCCCTTAATAGGAGTAAGTGAATTACGTTTAAACATAATTACAGGAGACATAAGTTTACCTCTCTGGTCTCTCATGTATCCATCACGTTGGACTGTTTTCCATCTTTCAGGAGAACCATATATTAAAGGAACTTCAATACGTTGTCCATTCTGCATTACAAAAGGTTTAATAACATTTTGAAAGTAATACATTATAGACTCATCTATATCCTTAATTCCTACTGAAAAAGGCTTAGCAGTGTCATCTCTAAGAGATGTTTTATTACCTCTATTTAAATCTTGAGGTTGGTTTGGATTACCCCTTGCAGTATCAAAGGGTTCAATAAAGCTATTAGCTATCTCTGCTTGAGTTTTTGGTATTGGTATTCTTCCTTGTGTAGCCATTATAATCTTTCTTTAGTTATGCCGGGTTTATCACCAGGGACATAATGAGTTTCACAAATAATAGAAAAATTAGATCCAAAAATTTCTAAGCCTGGGTTGAGTGGATTTACATTATATGGGTAATCCGGGTCTTTACCTACAATAAATTGGTTAGCATTAGTGTTTTCTATCTCATAGTAACCTCCATAATATAAAATTATATCTCCTACTTCGGGAACTAATTTGGCATCTTGTAAATCTTCACGAAGAAATCTAAAGGTAATGGGCCATTCAAAATCAGGAAGACCCATATCATCTATGGGGTTTGCTTGGACTTGTCTTTCAATTAAACAATTGAATAAAACCGGCCCATCGTAATACTTATCTTCAGCAGATTCACCATATATGTTTATAGTAGTCTGGTTTAGGTTATATTTGTAAAATGCACATTCTTGGGTTATAATATTCCCTAACAACTCTCTATTGACAGTTGTAAATAAATTTACATCTCGTGTTCGTCCAAAAAATGCCATTAGCCTATAAAGATTGTCCAGGGTGCTGCACTAAGATCCTTTTGTATAAACTCGGCGTTTGCTGCTTTCTTTTCTAATAACCTATTTCTTGATGTTTCTTCTAGATATGCTCTTAATCTTTCAATTAAAGCTGTTTTATCTGTAGTGGCGGATTGGATTAGATCTGCCTGGTTGAGGGTTACTTCAGCTCCCGGGATGGGTACTGTTGTATATTTACCTCTTACATAACCTAATATTTCTTTAGATAGAGCTAAAGTGTATTCAAATATCCATTGTCTGCCAATAGAATTAATGTATGAATAAGTTGGATTTGTATAGGGTACTGTGGAGATATCTGTTACTACTCCTATTCCCATACTTCCAGATACTACTGCCCTATTTCTATCAGTTTTTAAAATGTATTTAAAACGTAGCTTTCCGGGACCATTAGGAATAGGGAATATTCTTAGTTGATTATTTATTAATTCAAAACTATAGTTAGATCTTCTAATAGTATCATTAAGCTCAATAGCTTGTAAGACTTGTAAGTCATAGTTAATGGGCATCATCATGAAATTGATACCCGGAGACATGTTTCCAAATCCGAATTGGTCCATCATCCCTCCTACATCAGAACCTCCAACACCTGCGTAGGGGTCAAAGAATCTTACAATAGCGGGAGTAGATTCATAAAATATTTGTTTAATTTCTAAATTGCCTGCTTCTATACCTGAACCCGTTGCCCAGGCTGTCATGTCATAAGTTTGAACATTAGCTGATAGATCGAGGCTACCATCTCTCCAAGTTACAGTACCTCCTACACCTGCTTCTTCACCATATTGTTCAGATAAACGAACAATTCCTGCTAAGTTAGGTTGTTGTAGTTTATAATTTAATAGTGATCCCGTTGTCGACCCCTCTAGTGAGAGATAGTTTTCACTCGCTTGAAACGCGTATACTTCATTACCATACGTGGTTACTGCTTCCTCAAACGCAGCATAAAAGCTAATATCTTGCAATTCAACATCTGTTAAAGGGTATCCTAAACGGCGAGCACAAAATACAGATACGGCATCAGCATCAGTTTGGAATTCAACATCACTGTCATAAAAACCGAATGGTGTTTCACCCGGGGCAAATGAAGATGAACCGGGCCAGATGGGAGTATTGGGCATGTTGTTTTGTTATAAATATAGCAGGATTTTAAAGGAGGTTAGGTTTTAATTATTTATAAATTAAATAGGGTACCATTCATTAGGATTAGGAGGGTAAGGGATACGTACGTCATCTCTCCAATACCAATCACTAATCCCATTAATCAATTCAATATAATCAGCAAGGGATTGTTCATCATTAAAAATACTTAAAAATTGTTGACCTGTGGTTAATGTTTGTTCAGGTTCTATATAACCAATTTGTTGGGGTGTTAGCTCAATTCCATTAGAATATGCAACCCAAAATTTGGGTCCTGTTTCTTCTGTGCATTGGAAAGTAGTAGTAGTTAATTGCATTTTTTAATTTAAAGATTATTGACCATTATCACCCGCATCTAAAATAGTCCACCCGTAAGTACCGGTAAGAGTGTTTCGTGCAGAACTTGCAATGGATCCTGAGTATTGGGTTAAATTAGCCTCAAGGGTTACATTAGATTGTATATTAGGAGCTTGGGCAGCCCATCCTATAAGAATATTACTATAGTTTTCGTCTGAAAGGTTAGGTACATTTCTAAACATTCTAGACATATTAGTTACACCACTTATATCCCAACTTCCTAAATCTTGGTTAAATCCAGTTCCTGTAGGGGCACCAAATCCTGCTCTAAAAAACATATCTTGAAATGTAGTAGCGGCACTTGTGTTCCAATTAGATATATCTTGATCAAAATCACGACAATCATAAAACATACTAGTAAAATTAGTAACATTAGATACATCCCAACTGCTAATATCTTGATCAAAAGCATCGGCATTATAAAATACCCGTTGCATACTTGTTAAATTACTTACATCCCAACTTGATATATCCTGATTAAAAGATGTTGCATTAAAAAATATAGTATCTATAGTAGAAACATTACTAATAGAACTTGACCAACTTGTGAGGGGTTGATCAAAATTAGTACAACCATTAAACATTCCATAAAGAGAACCCCCAGAAATATTCCAATTATCAATATTTTGGTTAAAGCTAGAACAATTTTCAAACATTTCAAAAAATGTAGTTCCGCTAGAAACATCCCAAGTTGTAACATTTCCATTAAAAGCAGTGGCACCTGTAAAAACTTCAGTAAAATTAGTAATGTTACTCACATCCCACCCTGAAAGGCTTTGGTTAAATGATGTAGCTCCTTGGAACATTCTACGCATAGAAGTAGCAGTAGAACTTAAAGTCCAATTACCTATGGGTTGGTTAAATACGGGGGCGAAATTAAACATAAATTCATAGGTTGACGCGCTACTGACATCCCAATTTGATATATCAGCATTGAATATAGGATTTTCTTGAATAAATCTTAGGAAATCTGTAACATTACTCACATCCCATAAAGAAACATCAGGATTGAATGATATTCCTGCAAACATGTAACTCATAGCTGTTAAAGAACCCACATCCCAACTACTAATATCTTGATTGAATGAGGAGGCATTTAGGAACATGGACCTCATATCCGTTACACTACTTACATCCCAACCTGAAATATCCTGGTTAAATGAAGTAGCTCCGTTGAACATCGCATTCATTCTAGTTATTAAACTTGTATTAAAATTTACAATCTCGGGATTATTATAAACAGTATTTCCGGCAAATAGTGAGTTAAATGAAGTTACATTACTAATGTCCCAATTAGATATAGATCCTGTAAATTGGGTATCTTGAAATACTCCCTCCATTGCGTATGGGGGTGAAGTACTTGAAAGTCCTATGGTAGCATGAAAATTAATATTTGGGTTGTCAGATCCTTGTGCAAATTGTCTAAAGTCTCCTGTTATAGGGCTCCCAGAAGTACCCCAAGAAGTAAAATCACCTACAAGAGAATTATTATTTATAAAGGTTTGATAATTACCACCTCGAGGAATATCTTTAGATCCAAAATTAGGAACATCCGTAGCAGTCATATACCAGTTTTCACAATTTTGAAAAATTTTATCAGAAAGATATATTTTTACAGGACCCCAAGATTTTACATTTATTAATTTAAGCCTATCATTAGCAGCAGTTGCTGTACTGCCATCTTGGGCTGCCCATGAAATATGGTCAACCCCATTAGAAATATTTTCAGAAATAATGATATCATATATCCCAACAGAATTATACGTGTGAACAACTTCAGATTGATTCCAAGAAGTGATATTATCAGAGGTACCATCACCCCAAGAAACACTAAAATCATAAGTTCCTGTAGATATTGTGGGAAGTCTATATTGAAATATTGTGGTACTTCCAACTTCAGTATTTCTAGTATCTATAGTAAAATTAAAAGGTAAAACATTTGTTGATGTTCTTGGATAAGCGGCAGCAGATAATTCAAAAAGAAAAGCCATTATCAAGTAGTTGCTCGTTCACCTGTTAAAGTCCATGTATTAGTACTGACTCTTTTTAAAGCTATAACAGCATATTGACCTGACGTTACAAGAGTTGCTGAGGAATTAATTGTAACTCCGCTCCCTGCTGCTATAGTAATAGGAAAGGCATTACCCTGTTCAAAAGCTACTTCACATGAATCAGGCCATGAAACATCTGATTGGGGAGGGACTGTGTAAGTAGCTCCTGGGGAGGAAGGAGAACATTTTATATAGGTTAAATTATCACTTAAAGCAAGTGTTCTTCCTGTACTTTCTAAAGAAACTGAAAAAGAAGTACCAGCTTGCCCTGCGGGGCCTGCTGGTCCAGCAGGACCTTGTAAAGCGGGATTATCTACTTTAGTTAATTGAAAATATCCTTGTTGGGCGTTGCAAGTACCGCTTGCTGCATAGTTAGCTACTTTAATTTCTATTTGTTCATTACCGCCAGGACAATAAATAATTCTAGAAAGAGTACAACTAGCCTCATCAGCCCCACTAGCATTTCTTATATAACCATAAGCTCTACCTTGTACTTCAACCCCATTAATAAAGATATTCATTCCAGGAGTAGTTCTTGCCCCACCTGTATTAAAGGCAACTGCAGCATCTACTTGGTAATATCCTGCTTCAGAAATAGTAATTACTGATGTATTACTCCCTGTTGAAGGGGTTAAAGAACTTCCTTGGTTGTATTCAATTTGGTCAAACTGAACATTTATAGGGGTAGTTACGTTATAGTTTACTGAAGTATTTATAAAAAAAAGTCCTGCGGACTTAAATGCAGGTTCTAAACCTAGATTAATAGAAGATGCTAAAGAAAAATCTACAATAGAACCTGATGTGATAAGTGAACCTGTAATGTTAGTATCTCCTATTACCTCTAAACTACCACTAATTATAGCACTTCCTGTATATGGGAATAGATCTTCATTAAATGATGATGTAGGTGTTGCAACCGCATTCCAGGTACTATCTCCTACCCAAGCATAACCTGGTTGGAGGTTAGGTATATCATTACTTCTCCCCGCTCCTAATACTGTTATTTCTCCATTATTGGCAACTCTTCCTACTCTAGCGATTTTTTGGATTAAAGCAGAACCTGTTGGTCTGTTAGGAGTTAAGATTCCTTCACCTACATATAAACTTTGATTAATTGAATACCCATTAGTATCAACCCCTCTTACGGCACCTAATAAAGTAGCATAACCCTGATCGTTGGCATTTAATGTTTGGTCTAAAATACCAATAGAGGGCATGGTGTTAGCTTCTGAAGCAGAAGCAGGGGCAATTTGAAATATAGAAGCTCCCTGGAAGCCACTTATGTATACAGGTGTTCCTATAGGTAAGGTTATCCCATATGTATTTTTTACATCTATGTTAGTTCTATCAGACCAATCAAAACTTAGATTACCACTACCATCAGTAGTAATAAATTGTTTTTCACCCCCATCAATAGCAGGGTAGTTAAGTCCTGAGGCTGTTAAGTATTGTATTTCTGTAGATCCAGTAACTACTAAACTACCACTAATTATAGCACTCCCTGTGTATGGGAATGTATCAGGGGAGTTTAAAGCATAAGAAGCTGTTAAAGCATAAGAGGCAGATATGGAGGAGGTGGATAATCCTGATTCTTTGGCGTAATCGGCATAAGAAGAGGATACTTCTTTTATAATCTCATGGGAAGCAGATACAGCATATTCAGCATAAGAAGCAGTTACCGCGTAAGAAGCACTTATAGGGAGAAAAACTGACCCAGTACCATCATATATAACAGTGCCATCAGTTTGTAATACCCTTTGATAAGTATTTTCTATATTTTGCCCTGTTAAATCAGGTAATGCCATTCTTAACCTATTTTAGACAACCCTGTTAATACTCCTTCAATGATGGTTTCCTTTTGATTAGAGGCAATTTCATTTTCTTGTAAGTAAGTACCAACAAGATTGTTGAGTTTATCTTTTTTAATAGAGAGATTTTCTAAATTAATATCTTCCTTAATCAACAACCGTAGTAGGGTAATGATATGTTCCCTTTCGTGGAGAGACACGCTATTTTTAACATTCTCTACAGAGACTGTAGGTTTTGATTCAGTTAAGACTTCTAAATCTTCTTGAGATTTAACTTCTACGGTAATCTTTCGTGAAGTATCTACTGTAAATTTTGATTTCCATGGGGTAAAATAAGTATCATCCGCAATTACTTCCAATTTGATATCTCCACTGATGTTTTCATCTAAGAGACCTTTTAATTTTTTAATAGGAATTTGGCATTTGCCTGTTGAACTTATAGTGCCCTTAAACATAAGGTTTAAGCCTTCAGATTCTACTAATAGACGTGCTTGACTATTCTTTAAAGAAGCCCCTTCTAATTTTATATTACACTCAAAGAGTTCGGTTTTGTCAGTAAATAATTTGTACATTATATGTCTATTTTTAAATCTATTCCTAATACTTCCTTAGCAACTAGCGCTACATCCGTAATACGTATTTGCCTTTCCTTTACCTCTTTAGTTTCTTTGTATTCTACGCCTTCTATTTGGCATATGAGTTTTATAAAGCGTTTTTTCTTTTTTTTATCTTTAAATACTTCACCATAAGCTCTTCCGGCTTGTATTACTTCTTCAACTAGAGCGCAATCGTCCCATGTAAAGGGGTTACGGCTTTGTCTTGCTCCAAATGGGTTAGTGTTCCAGGCAAAATTAGCATTACCCCATTCAAATGGTATTCTAGAAGACATTAATTATTATCCTAATGAAATTTTTAAGTTAACTCCATCTCTCCATACTTGGCCTATAAATTCGGGGTCTGATGTGGGTAAGCTTTGAGCATCTAAGAATATTGAAGCCGTATTGATTACTACAATATTTTTTCTACTTCCATCGTTAGTACCATTACTTACAATAAATAAAGCTTCATCGATTTTTCCTATCCCATCAGCATCACCGAATTTTGTAAATTTACCTACCGCAGTTGAGTAATCCCTTTGGGCAATTGTATTATCACCTGTAGAAAATGAACCGGTACCTTGGGCTCTTGATCCAGAACCTGCTGCAAATGAGTAAGAACCATTTGCTAGAGTTGTGAATCCTTGAGCATGTGATGATTCTCCTATAGCTAGTGTAAGGGTACCTTCAGCATGGGAAAAATCACCTGAGGCGGATGTGAAAGATCCTTCGGTATGGGATCCCCTTCCAAAGGCAAATGTATCGTACCCTTCAGCATGGGTAAATGATCCTGTTGCATGGGTGTTATAACCTCCAGCATGAGATCCCCTCCCTGAGGCAAGTGTGGCTTCGCCTTCAGTATGAGAGAATTGACCTGATGCTGTAGTTAGGTAACCTTCAGCGTGAGAGTAGTTCCCTAAAGTTTGGGTTTCACGGCCCTCAGTGTGGGAGTAAACTCCATTAGTTTTTGTAGTGCGTCCTTCAGCATGAGATCCTTCAGCCCCCGCTACGGTTCCATTTCCTTCAGCATGTGAATATCCTGCTTGTGTTATAGTATCATATCCTTGTGCATGGGAGTATAAACCTCCAACAATGTTAAATTGGCCTTGAGCTAAACTTCCTGTGATAACTACAGTTCGGGAAGAAGTAACATTTAAATTATCAGCGGTTATATACCAATCAGTATCTTCCCCTCCACTCCCCCCAGAAGAATATGAACCTGTATATTCGAATTGACCTGTTGTAGGATCATATACTACAACATTAGTACCACTACTATTAGTATCTTCAGGGATAGCGGCATATAAAGCACCACTAGCTGAGATGAGAGATGCTGTAAGGTCGTTTTTAAATTCAATGCCATTAGAATTAAATAAAGCTAAGTCACTTCTAGCTCCATCGCTAACACCGTTTCCTATAATCATTAAGGAAGTAGTATTATCATGGGTATTATATTTACCTTGAACGTGTTGAGCTGACCCCGATGCTATGGTATAAAATCCTTCAGCATGAGAGGAAACTCCTAGTGCTATAGTTCCAAATCCTTCGGTATGAGATGTAGCCCCATATGCTATAGTTAAGTAACCTTCAGCATGGGAAGCTTCACCACTTGCTATAGTTTCTTTACCTTCGGAATGCTGTCCTCCTCCTGATGAGCCTGTGGTTAGAGTATTTAGACCTTCAGCATGTGAATAAAATGCAGAAGCTGTGCTATATGATCCTTCAGCGTGGGCATAAGCACCAAATCCATATACTGTAGGGCCTAAGACTGCATCCGTAGAAGGATTAGTTGTTGTGTGATGTCCTTCAGCATGAGAGTAGTATCCTGCTATTGTTTGGAATCCTGTAGTTAGAGAGTTAGATCCTGAGATTTTACTTTGGTAACCTAAGTTAGCAAAAGAAGAAAAAGAAGATGTTCCGTTATTGTACATCCATATTTGATCGTTTCCTGAAGCAAGGGCACCCAAAAAGGTTTCATCTGCAAAGGGACTTAAGGGAAAGATACCTCCCCCTGATCCTGTTTCTCCTGCTCCCAGCACAAGGTCTCCTAAAGATAAAATGCCTGGGGAATTAGATTTAACTATAATAGATCCTGTTACTTCGATACTCCCAGAAGGAATATGAAGATTTCCATAAAGTGTGTTAGTACTAGAAGAACCACTTAAACCTATTAAAACTTGAGAGCCTGTAAGGTCTAATAAAAGGTTTGATCCTATAGATGTATAAATTCTATCTGGGCCTAGTCTGAAGTAGCTAGTATCAACCCCTTCAGAAAATATTGCTTGAGTTGTAATCCATGAACCCGAATTAATTCCCCCTTTTGATCCTGTAGAAGCGGATTTACCTTCTTTTATTGAGTCTAACTCCGCTTTAGTAAAAGAAGATATATTTGACCCCGATACAAAATTTATAGATCCATCGGATACATAAATTTCGCTCCATGCCGAGTTAGGTCCCCCTAAACTAAAAGAAGAAACGGTTTCACCCGGTGCGGTATTGGGTATTATACTACTTGAGATATAAATAGTGCCTGAGATAAATTGGCTTCCTGTTGGGGAAGAGCCTGTGTTTCCAGTTTGGGCCTCTATTATATCATATAAGGTGTTAACTGAGGTTTTGGTTTCGTTAAATATAGATGCACTAACCTCACTGTTAGATCCAGAGTCTGCTCTATTAGCCCATTCAATTTTTGCCATGTTAAGTCGATTTATTTATAAATATTAGAAAATGGGGTTATCTTCATAATAATCACGTAAATCTTCTACAATTTCATTGCGGTGGTTAGATTGGAGTGTAATAGCTTCAAGATTTTTAATTTTTCGTGATGCTTTGTAAAGATATTTAAATCCAGAGTCTGATTTTTTCTTTAAATCTGTTTGGTGAGCATCACCACATACCATCATTTTGGACCTTAAACCCAGACGTGTTGTAATCATTTCCATTTGATCGTGGGTTACATTTTGAGCTTCATCTACAATAACACATGCATCTAAAAATGTTCTACCTCTCATAAATGAAACAGGTACAATTTCTATTTTACCATCTGCTATAAGTTTTTCGATTTTAGCCTTATCATATAACATAAATAAATTTTGATAAATAGGTTGCACCCAGGGGTCCATTTTTTCTCTTAAATCACCTGGGAGGAAACCGATTTCTTCTTTACTTACTGTAGGACGAGTAATAATGATTTTGGTGTAGATTCTTCTAAGTAAACCATCTAAAGCTACTTGACAAGCTAATAGGGTTTTACCTGATCCTGCTTGGCCCGCTAATAGTGTAATTGTGTTGTCTAGTATTAGTTGTTTTGCTTCTTTCTGTTCATCGTTTAATTGTATTTTAAACTTTATAGGGTTTTTTGCTACTTTTTTTTCTCTAAAAATTTCTTTAGCTTCTTCGGTCGTATTGAAATGGGTCATTATTAAAGTTAATTTTAACTAGTTTATCTAATCCGGCGTTTACATGCATTTCATTCTCTAAAACAAGGTCAAAGTTAAATCTATCATCCAGTGGTAAAACTAGGTCAACTTGTGAGCCCCATCTTATAAGTGAAAAACGTTCATTTTGTGATACAGGTGAATTCTGGTCATTAATGAAGGGAGCTATAACATTTACGTCCTCGTCTGCTATTTGGACTAAGTAATAAGTATAATCTAATTGTGGAGAGTAAATTTTATTCCACATTCTTTCATTATACTTAAGATATTCTAAATTATTAGGGTTAATAGCAGCATTTAAAATATCTTTTTCTATAGCTAACATAGGTTTGTTAGTAGATTCTATAGGATCTAAACCTTTATATTGTAATATACCAGGGTAGGGTATTCTATTTATATGAACATCATAAAATGACATAAATATGCCAATTACAAGAGAAGGTTTATCGTAAGTTTTATCCCCAAGTACATCTTGAATTGTATAATTCATACCCTTAATTTCTACTATAGGGTCAGTAGCGTTTTGAACTACCTTTTGATATAAAATTGTTCCGTCGGCTGGGGAGTAAAAGTGTCTGTGGTCTACATAGTTAGGGCGCATTGGGTCTCTAAAAAAGAAAGTATTTGATAATTCACCTACTTCCAATTTTGATAATTCTGCAACCTCCCCCTCTAACCAGTCTTCTAAATATTGAGCCATTATAGGAGGGATTTATCGTAATCTACATAATTCAAATGCATTATCATACAGCTTAACATAGCTCCTGACTTCATGTATTCTGAGATATTGAAAAATACTGGTTCGAGTCCTTCGTTAAAGCAGATTTTTTCTAAGCTTTCAATTTTATGTTTTTCTGCTTCATAATTTTCATCTGCTCTAGTCATTTCAGAAATATTTGAAGCACATAAAATTGTGTTGCCCAAACGTACTGAATTTGCCATTCCGTTAAGGGCGTCGTCACCTTCTATGTTTATTACGTCAGTATATTGTGATAATTCAGCTAATTCAACATCATCATATAGTTCCGTGCAAACCAATGTTTTTTCTTTAGTTAACGGGAAAATAGAACAATCTAAGTGGTATAGATATTCATCAACCATTTCTAGTTTAATGATTTTCATACCAAATTCTTTTTCCATCCATTCATAGGCTTGGATATCTGAGCGCATTCCGTAACCCCCTACATAAACATTGTCATAGAGATATTTTAAATCTGCTTCACCTTCCCATTTAAAGGGACACATATGAACTTTATAACCCATGGATTCAAAAAATGGTTTTCCAACTTCTTCTTCCCCTTGTCGAGGTTCAGAAGTAAAGTTTGCCATAATAATATTATTTGAATCTTTAATATGAGGTAAATAAATACCTAAATTTGCTACATATACCAAATCTTGGAAATCTCCATCAGCGGGTAGTACATAAGCTAAGCTATTGCCTGCTACAAATTGATATAAATCTAAAAATTGACGATAAGCAGTTCCTTTATTTATTTTAAGTGCTTCTTCTTCCATTTCTTGCATCCAAATATTATTGGGGTTTGCAGTAGATAATGTGAAGGGAAAATTCATAACGAATGCCGGTATAGGCAGTTGTGAGGGGGTCTCTTTCATTTTATATAACATTTTTAATTACGTGTATACATATAGTATACTACTAGAGAATAAAAAAGCCCCGCATAAGCGGGGCTTTCTCTTAGTATATTCTAAAGTCTAATTAGAGGGTATTCAAACCGTTCACATAGATCTTAGCATAGTATTCAGGTCTTAACATCTTCTTAGCATAGCGAGTCAAGAGGCCTTTACGTGGAGTGAAGGTCTGTGGATCGTATACAAGAGGAGTCATGATCAATGGAATATAAGGAGCAAAAGTAGCACCTGTTTCCAAGAACTGAGAACCTCTAAATCCTAATAGGATAGTGTTTTCAGTCATATATGGGTTCTTATAAACATCAAACTTGGTGTTTAAGTTACCTACTTTTTGGATACCAAACGCGTAGTTCATAGTATCAGCATCCGCTCCATCTGTAGCAGCAAATCCTGGGATTGATTCCAAGATAGTACCGATTGTTGGAGAACATACCATAAAGTTAGCACCTCCTCTCAAAGTTAATTGGTGAATCTTGTTAGATACCTTGTTTAACTTAGTACCGAGAGTTTGGAACCATTGACCTTGAGTATTATAGAAAGTACCATTGTTGGTTTCACCACTAGCATCAAATGTTTCATTGTTCCTAGCTGACCAGTAGTCAGTAGTAAGAGCATTTTCAATTAACATACCTAGGATCTCCAAATCAATTTCAAGAGCAATGTACTCACTCATGATGCTTGTCAATTCAGCTTCAGCATCCAAAGAATGGTAAGCGTTCAAATCTTGAGCAAATTCTGGAGTCCATACAGCCTTAAGTTTCTTAGTCTTAGCAACGATTGCTTCAGACTTCATCTTAATGTTGATTTCTGGGATATCGATCGGGCTGTTATTTCCGTTCAAAGTGGTGTTACCATCTTCGAAATCACCTCTTCGGTTATCCTGTGGTGCCTGTACATAAGTGATAGTAAAGGCAGTTGGGTCAGTGGCACCCGCGGTACCTTGAACGTATAAAACAATATCATTAGCACTTCCTGAGGCATAATTGTATTGAGGAATATTAACTCCAACACTAGTACCGTCTACAACGAATCCTCTAACACCATCAAGGTCTGGGAAGGCGAATGATGATGAGTTGAATACTAGTCTCTTTAAGGTACTAGCAGTTCCTGCAATAGAAGCAGATAACGCTGAGTCGAATCCAACTTCGGCCCATGAGGCTGAGCTGATACTCGCAGCGGTTGCAATTGGGCCTGATGAAGTTACATTGGTAGAGTAAGTCCACTTACCTGCACCGTATAAACCATCAGTAGGGGCACCCTCAGTGTTAGTAACACCATACATAGAGCCTGCACCAAATACATCACCACCTACATTGAATTTAGAACCAGACTTAGCTGTTCCATATTGAAAATCGAGGAAGAAAACAAGTCCTGAAGGTAAGCTCATAGGTTGAACACTTACGAAATCTTTCGCAGCAATCATACCGAATACTTTTCTTACCAAAGGAAGAGCAACTCCTGCCCATTGTTCACCTGTTCCAGGAGTAAATGAAGCACCTGCTACACCACCACCAGTTTGTGAAGATTCAACAACAAGCTGTTTAGCTTGGTTTTCGAGAATCAAAGCCATATTGTTTTTGTCAGTCTCACTATTGAGTCCTTCTAACAATCCTGTCTGATTCCATTTGTTAGCTAATCTAGCGGAGTCCGATTGGACGTTTTTCCACTGATTTGCGCTCTCTAAAAGAGAATTTAAATTTGACATTTTGTTTGTTTTTAAAGTTTAAAATTAATTAATACCTGCTAATCTTTTAAAGCGTGACACCATAGCATCCTCTGGAATGATATTCTCAGTTAGAGGGCGTTTTGGAGCTACACCTGCAGGCTTGGAAGCCATACCCATTGCTTCTCTTATATTAGACTTAGGAGATTTAACAACTAAGTTTTCGCTAAGAGTAGAATAAATAGCTTTAGCTTCTTTTACTGTTTCGGCTCTATCAAAAGCCTTTAAAACCTTAATTTTCTGATTTTCTGTTAAGGTTTTAGCCTTGAAAATCTTATTAGTATAGAGTAACTTGGAATTTAATAAATTGACTTCATTAAGTTCAGAACGTAAATGAGAAATTGCGGATTGGGATTCTTTAAGATCTTTTTCAAGCTTCTTCTTTTCATCAGCCTTTCCATCTAGATAGCCTTCTTCTTCGGCATCTGTTCTAGCATTTTCTTCCAATTCAATTTCTTCAGTATCAGTAACATCAACTGTTACGTCTACATCTTCAATTTCCTCTTCGTCATCAACAAATTCAACAGCGTCTCCGCCTGCTTCTAAGTCGCCTGAGGATACCATGTCTTCGATTACATCTTCGATCATAGCTTTTAATTCCTCTTCACTCATATCGTCCAGATCAATTTCATCATCGTCCTCACCTGCTTCTTTGCCCTTTTCGTATTCAAACTTGTCTACGTCAGCGCGTTCAGCTTCTGATTCCTCTGATAAATCTTCCTTTTCGTCTTTCATGCCATCTAAATAGCCCTCTTCTTCGGCATCTGTTCTAGCATTCTCATCTAAACCTTCTAGCTCAGCTAGAATTTCATCAAGGTTGAATTCCTCATCGAGTTCCTCTTCCTCTTTGATTTTTCGCATCTTCATAGTTTCGGCTTCCGCCTTATTATCGTAAGTGCGATCATCTCCTTCTGCCTTTTCTTTTTTAGTCATGTATTCTTTCTTTTCGTCGAGTTCCTCCATTTCGTGGATTTTCTCAGAAAGCATGTCTTTAAGATGAGGTGTGAAGGCTTCTTCTAAAGCTGCTTTCGCATTAGCGATAGCAGTTTCTCTGACAGCTTTTGCATCAGCAATAGCTTCTTCTAACAAATTTCTATTTGCCATTGTTCCTAAATTTTTTTGGAAAATACGCTTATTCTGTAGAAGCGTAATAGTGATTAATAATTTAAATCAAATGTTGTATAGACTGACAACATATTCTTGTGATAAATATATAGAAAAAAAGAGAGACACAATTTCTTGCATCTCTCTTACTCTTCTATACCTAGAAAAAATTATATAATAGGGCACTGTCCATTATTACAAAGGATCTCTGTAATAATTTCGTTTATTTTATGATATGTGTTGGGAACCGTAGTAGAGGGGTCTAAACCTTCACTTATAGGGTGGACATATGCTCCTGGGGTAGAGGGAGTTGATACAAAATCCCAACATAGTAATTCGAAATCATCTTGTACTTCTTGGACTCCATTAGAATTAGGTTGTAAACTACCCATTCCTCTAGATGAAACACCGACTGTAATCCCGTTTCGGAATAACTCTGTTAGAATATTACCTGATGGGGTGGGGAGGATTTCAATAGTGCCTACTACATCATCACCTTCCCAACGGATATTTTTTATATTATGTGAAACATTTTTTAAATTGATAATAGAGGAATCAGGGTGATCTAATTCACCTAATGCTCTATTTTCTTTAATAGGACCATCAATATAGTTTTTTACTTCTCTTTCTAAAATTTCTCTAGGATAGTACCTACCATTACCGTTTTTTGTTTCGGCGGTTTGTAGTCTACCCTCAACTATTAAATTACCATTATCCGTTTTAAGGGCTTCGGTAATTGCTTGGGGTGCAATTTTAAAAAACTGAGTATCTATGAGGGTCTGTCTCATTATCCCATAGTATTAGCGTCAGCCGTTACTTCCATTAACTTTTTTTCTAATAAAGCAACTTCTTTTTGGACTGATTGTACTGCTGATTGGTTAATGAATTCAGAAATAGATTCATCTTCGTTTACCATAAGAGCACTTTTTCTTTCAGCAATAGCTCTTTCGTAGATTTTAGCTTCAACTCTTTTTTTAGCTACTTCTCCTAGACGTTTTGCTTCTTTCATAATGTCTTTCATACCCATTCGGCCCTCTTTCTTAGCTTCTTTTTTCTTATCTTTCTTTTCGTCTTTCATGCCATCTAAATAGCCCTCTTCTTCGGCATCTGTTCTAGCATTCTCGGATAAATAAGCTTCAAATTTAGTTTCATAAGAGGTTTGTTTGCGTTCTGCAAATGGGTTTCCTATTGAGGGGATACCTGCTACTGCTTCTTCTAATAGTTCTTTTAATTGTTCGGACTTTTTCATGTTATTTTCTTTTATATCTCCATAGCCGGAGGATTTATGTTCACCTTTAGGTTCTTCTTGTAATTTAGATTCTTCATAACCTATACCATCAACTTGAAATGCTGCATTTTTCATATAGTATGTAGGGTCTTCTCCTAATTTTTTAACTACTATGTCTATAGCTTCATCTTTGTGGAGTTTAGGGTTTTGTCTAATTTCAAAAGATACCCCATTATGAAGCTGGCCAGGGTTTAGATTATTAAAAAGTTTATGGTCTTCATAATCCCACCCTTTAGTATCCTGCTCGTTTGCTTTTTTAGTAGCTTTCTTTTTAGTAGCTTTCTTTTTAGTAGATTTCGTTTCCGCTTCTGCTAAATAGTTTTTAAAATTATATATGATATTGCTTGACATGGTGATAAATATTAATCTTTATACAAATCTATATAATCAACGGCTTTAGATTTTTTTCTAAGTTCTTTTTGATTAACGGGTTTGTATCCTATTGAGGTGTATTGAGAGGTATTGGCTTTACCAAACGCATAAGGAGTATTGTACCCCATTCCTGCCATTTCTTTAATGCTACTTTTTACTAAGGAGTATTGATCCGGATAATTTTTTCTAAAATAAGTCCTAAATGAGTTAAATGTATCAATTACTTGGTTAGCTTCTTTTTGAAAGGGTACATCTCCTTTTAAATCGGGGCTTGAATAAAGGGATTTAGCTGAGTTTTTGGCTTGTCCTAGATTTTTATATAAGTCAACAAAACTAGCTAAACGCAATACTAGATGTTCTTTGCCTCCTCCTTCTGATTTATATTTGGGGTTATATTTGTAATAAGTAGCTAAGTTCGGGCTAAAGAAATCTTCCTCAACATTAACTTCCCCATACCGATCTTCAACCCTTTTAAGGAATTCAGGTGATAAATCTTTAGGTTTAATAATTTCAGCCATTATTTAGTTGTTTTAGATAATTCCTCAGTTAATTCATAATACTGTAGGAGGTTAATTAAATCATTATTGTTAATTCTTGAACCTTTATCTATTTCTTTAAGCAATTTTACTACTTCCAACAATTTAATTTTAGTAACACTATCTTCTACTTTTTCAGCTTGAGTATTTAGTGTCACTTTCACTTCAGCAATTTTAGTATTATATATTTCTTTTAAACGTGGAGTATTATCAATAGAGTTAATGAATTCTCTAAGAATTTCTTTTTGCCCTTCATTTAAATTAGAGTATTTACCATTAAATTTTTCAAGCATTACTTTGTAAGTAAGAATTCTTAAATCTTTATCATACTTACCAAATTCTTCTATTAAGTTTTCTTTAACTTTTTTTTCATTTACTATTTTTTCTGTTAAGTTTTCTAATATAGTTACTTTATTAGAAATAATTTCATCAGTTTCAGATAGTTTGTCTGAGTTGTAGATTTCTACTAATTTATATAATGCAGCGTATCCTTTATAATTAGGAACTTGGTGTTTAAAAAATTCCTCTAAATTATAATTTTTACGAATCTCGTTTATTAAATTGTATTTTTCCCTTCTTAAGGTACTCCTATTTAATTTTCGAGCAGCTTCTAATACAGTATTTAGTGTAATTTCAGCTTTGGTTTCACTAATATTTTTATTTTTAAATAAAGTTTCGTAAAGTTTATATTCTTTTCCTAATTCAGTCTTAGCAAATGATTTTTTTAGAATTTTAAGTGAGGCAGATTCACCTCCTGATAGGGCATCAGCAGTTATCTGTCTTACTAAAAGCTCAAATAAAAGGCCGGTGTTTTTATACTTAGAATGTTTGATTCTCATCGATGGGCTTTTTTATAAATATATAAAGATTTTCACTCCTTTAAGTTACCTTCATCTAATAATGACTCATCTTGCTCAAATACTAATTGTTTGCGATTAACAGGTATTTTTTTAAGCATATCTTTATTCTGCAGATATGTTGTTTTGGCTTCTAAAGCTAAAGGAGAATTTCCTTTATATGTAGATTTTCTAGAATCAGACTCATTTTCAACACCTTTCATAGCCTTTACACCTAATCTATCTTTACCAAAGGCGTTATCTTGAGTATTACGATTTGATGAATTTTCTTTGGGTCTGCCTAGATCACTTTGATTATAATCAGTAGGTACATTATCAGGTTCATCATAATATCTACCTTTACCATACATAGTAGCTAAATCATGTGGAGTACCATATGAAGCTCCGGTTTCTTGAGGATCGTTTCCTTCGGTTTCGATTTGCGCGTTACGGAAGGCACGTTTAGCATCCTCTCTAACCAAATCTCTAAATTCTACATACTCATCTTCACTCATATCAAACAGGTGATCATAAATAAAGTCTGTAGGGAATAGCTTAGTCTCCATCATTTGAGCTGCTAAGTCCATTTTTTCTTTCATTAATACAACTCTCTCCTGTTCATAAATGATAGAAGGTATAGTTAAATTAAGTTCGAAATTTGTTAATTCTTCCCCATCATAACCTTGGGTGTAGAGGTGAACAACTGCAATTTTATATAATTCTGAGAGAACGATCTTTTGGATACGTTCTACAGTGCGTGCAAATCTAATATCTTCTGATGCTAAAGTTGCTTTACCTCCTGTGTTTTCATCATATCCTAAAAATGCCTTTGGTACTTTAAGAGCTGCAAATAATTTATCTCTTAAGTATTCAACGTCTTGAATTCCATCATATTGTAAGCCTGGGGTGGTATCAATTTTAGTAGTGGTGTCATTACCTCTCATAGGAATATAAAAATCCTCTAACATGTTTTGCATGTTATATTTGAGATTATAGTCCCCAGTTTCTTGATCCATATAGGGAGTGCGTTTCATTTTTGAAATAGTCTTCTGCATGAAGTTTTCTATTTCAGCAGGTGGTATAGCTCCTACATTTATATAAAAAATACGTTTTTCAGGTGCTCTTACAATTCTATGTACTAACATAGCATCCTCCATTAAAACATACTGTTTAAAGAGTTTACGTGCGGGTTCTATGTAGCTTCTACCATATGGGAGGTAGTTTACATCTGAGAGTAGTCTAAAGTGGGCAATTTCATAATTGTCAAAGTAAATAGCATTCCGATTGTTATAGTCTGAAGTTGAGGTTGAGGTTCCATAGTAACCCCCGTATTCACCACCCCCACTTAACCCATCAGGATCAAATTTAAATTTGACTTCTACATCATGTTTATTTTCTCCAATTTTTTCTTCTCTTATGATATTATAAGCAGTATAAGGTATAACATTATATACACCAAATTTATCTGCTATTTCCAATTTAAGAAAAAAGTCACCATACTTACACATTTGGCGAACCCACATCCATAAATTAAATTCTATATTTAATACATCATAAAATAAATTATATAGAATTTTTTGTAAATGCTCATCAGAACTTTTTATTTGGATCACCTCACCCATTGAATTTTTAAGAGTGGATTCATCAGCTATTATATCAAGGGCTGATGCTACTATAGCATCAGTATCCATAGCTTCGTAATCCCTATAAAGTTGTGGTCTAAGGGTTTGGTAATTTATTCCAGGGTTGTAAATTCCTATTGAGTTAGTAGTATACAAACGATTGTACCTATCAACCATGGAATTAGTTTCTAATTGACCTGCTTGTTGAAATTCATCAAAGTCTAAAACTTTAAGTTGATTTCCTCCGGTATTGCGGATTATTACATCCGTAGAGAATAATCTCTTTAATCTTGTAAATATGCTTGTATCGGCCATAGTATATTAAATATACGAATAAATATTACAAAAGCCAACTAAAATCCTCAGTTCCCCCTTTTCCATCATCCATAGTATAAGGATTATCTAGTCCTGTAGAGAAGTAAGCTCCTTGGTAGTTGGTTGTGGTTTTTGAAAAGGATCCTAAAGCTGCCTTTGTTATATCTACTCCGTGTTGTTTAAATTTTAATGCTGTGTCTCTAACGTATAATCCCATACCAAAACTCATAATTAAATCGTCATTATAGCCTCCTTGAGCTTCAGCCCTGCCATGTTTCCATATAAACGTTTTCATTTCTTCTAGTAAGCGTTTTGATTGGATTGTAACACCTCTATCTGCTACATATTCTTGAAATTTACCTATTACCATAGGGCGAGTTCTTGTTGACATAGTAAAACCTGCAGTCATACTTGAATTATTTTCATAATTTTGTAAATAAGAATCTACATTTATATTATCGGATTTAGGTGAGTAGTATAAATTAGAATAATTACGTTCAATAATAGTTTGAATTGTACTCCATCCAATGTTAGCATTTTCCACTATGAGTAGGGCATTGTTATATTCGGTAGCAATTGCTGTAAGAATATTACCAAAGTCTTTAGTACCTACTTGGCCTTTATATTCACCTACTTGAGTAGCCGATTCTACATCAAAAATGTGAAAAGCTGAGTAATCCTTACCATCTCCTCTAGCTACGTCTGCTGAGATAAGGTATTGTCTTGAATAATCGGCTGATTCCCAAATCCATAAATTTTGGTCTGCACCTCTTCTTTCTAAAGGTTCTTTAAGTGTAGATTTTTCTATAAATTCTAGATATTCAGGGTAAAATACAATGTCACCTGAGGTGCTAAAGTCGCAGTCACATTCTTGTGCTGCCATTCTAGGATCTCCTAGTAGTTCATCTTGTCTATCTCTCCACACTTGGTCTCGTTCAGGGTGGACATACCAAGGTAATTTAATAGGTAAGAATTCATTTTCTGAGGATTCTGCTCTAACCCATGTTTGGTGGAACCAATTTCCAGTACCATAAGGTGTTGAAAGAGCAATACACCCTCCACCAGTAGCAAGTGTTTGCTGTGCTGAGGCCCATATTTCTCCAATATTATCAATGAAGGCAGCCTCATCAATTAGCAAAAGGGAAACTGCTTCGGATCTACCTGCATCACTAGATGCTGATGTGGCTTTAATTTGAGACCCGTTTGTTAGTCGAAGGGTTAGTTTGTTGTTTTCTTCAAAATCTACTTTAAGCCAAGAAGGTAAATTTTCATACATAAATTTAACCTTTGTAACCATGTTTTTAGCGGTTTCTTGCTTGGTAGCTATGCATAAAATATTTTTATCTTCATGGAAAATCATCATCCATAGCGAGTACCCCGCAGATAGTGTTGAAATGCCTAATTGACGCGATTTTAAAATAATAGAATAAGGATTGTCTTCAAATAGTTTTAAGACTTTTTCTTGAAAAGGGTATAAATGGAACTGTATTCTACCCCTTTGTGGGTGTTGAATCATACAATACTTCTTCATGAAGTGTATAGGATCCTGGGCGCACTTTACATATTCTTGCCTTATTATTTTTTTAAGGTTACTCATTTAGGAAGTGTATAATCTACAGCATTTAAAAAAAGTATAGTGCCTACTACCCCTATCCAGGGTTTATTGTACCATTTATCTACTTGATTTAAACGTTTATCATACAATTCAATTTGTTCATTTAATAGTTGAACTTCTTGATTTTTATAAGATAATAATAAACTATCTTGTGTGGTTAAATTTTTAAGTAAAACCAATTCAGTTTCTAAATTAGAAATATAAATAGTTTTAATAGAATCTTGAGTTTGTAAAGTATCTAGGGCTAAGAAAAACTCCTCAAGTTCCGATGAAGGAATTTGAAGAGTATCTTGTGAATAGCAAATACTAGATATTCCTAATAGTAATAACGTTAGTAATTGCTTCATGATTTAGTTTTTGGACGGCCCGGGCCTTTTTTACGATATTTATCTTCAAAATTTTTAACCGTTTTTTTAGCAGTAGTAGTATCCTTAACTTTAGCTTTTATTTCGGATGTCTTAATTTTTTGATTTTTAATAGCTTTTTTAGTTTCTACTTTTTTAGTTTCTACTTTTTTAGCTTGAGTTTTTATAACTTTTATTTCTTCTTTATTATCTTTTATTTGATTTTTAGTTACTTTTTTGTTTTTAAAGTAAATAAAAGTAAACAAAAGTACGAAAAGTAAATTAATAATAACGTATATTTTCCAAGATTCCATGATTATAAATATTAATATTTAATAGTTTTTAAAACCTGGTTAATGCGTTCTTCAGTTGTTCCACTAATAGTATAAAAGACAGGACGATGTTTAGATAAAAGTTTTTGAATAGTTTTATCAATTTCATTTCTATATTCAATATTTGTTTCACGTACCCCATTATCTTCAATATCTAGTCCCTCTGGGGAGATATAGAATATGTAATCGTATTGGTAAAGGAAGCGCTTAGCATATGTTTCAAAGGCATCAGCATCTATATAACTCGTATAAGTAGCACAATTAGTAAAAGCCATTACATCAAGAATCGTTCTATCAGTAACAATTTTTTCTTGCATTAATTCAGTAACACGTTCTGCTAAAAATATAGTTTGCCCTTCAATAGTAGTTTTATGATTCAATGGTATCCCCAATGAATTAAGATATTTACTACGTTCTGTTGCAAATTTATAACCCTTAAATTCAGGTAATTCTTTCAACGCATTTACAAGCGTTGTTTTACCTACTGACATTGTTCCACAAAAACCTATTTTCATTTTAACCAGCGTTTCGGGTTGATTCTCTCATTGCAGGATTCTTGTACCAAGGTACACCATTCTTTTCTCTTTTAACTTCCTTCCATTCATCTTCAGTATGGTAGATACCGTAAATATAATATTCCCTTTGCCGGTAAACACCCTTACGTATAAGAGCAGGCCCTTCCCAATTATGTAATTTACCATCCCAATGGTGTACTATAGTTCCATCAGGAGTTTTAGTTCGTTTTGGCTTAGGCCATTTGTTATTTTGTTCCATTTTCTTTTAATATTTGTTCTGCTACTAATGTACCCTGTGCTCCTGATACTGTTATACCTCTAGCACTTAATGCATCTCCTACAAAATGTACATTAGGGTATGTAGTTAAACTTAAATCCTCATAGTTTACAAGTGGTTCAGGTGAAAGGTACTTAACTTCAGGTACATAAATTCCCCAATCATCTCCAAGTGTTGGGAATACTTTTTTCATATCCCCAATAAAGTCTTCAATATATTTAAAATATCCTTTAAATGCGTCTCTTACTTCTTGAAGACCTGATTCACCAATGTAATGTGCTTTAACCCAATCACCTTCAGATGTAAGTGTTTTATCTTTACCTGCAGGACTATAATAAAGACCTGCTTGATACTTTATTTGGAAACGACCTAGTGCTTTTTGACCACTCCCTCCTTCATTAGATACAATAGTATTCCTTTGTACTTTAGAAACTAACTCACGTGACCAATCAAATGGTTTATCAATACCTTTAACTTCCATTAAGATACCAAAATTAGTCATATTGTTTCTATGTTCTTCTCCTTTTTTAGCATGACCATTGTAGCTATAATCACCATATGTTTCTTCTAGGGCCACATAAGCTGCATTGTTATTAGTGCAGAATGAACGAAGTGATACACCTTCATCTTCAAACTTACGATACAATTTAAAATCATAACTTACATCAATTAGTTTTTGGAAGTGTTTTTGTGGTGCTTCAAATCTAACACCAATTTGTACTGGTTTTGATTCCGTTGGTAATTCATATTGTTCAGCTAATTTTTTACCAAAGTCAATTCCAGATTTACCTACACCAAAAATGAGTTTATCATATCCTACCCAATCATTATCTTCTGTACTTTTATCAGTGTGGAGTTGTTGAGCATCAAAATCAATTGATGTTACCTTAGTTTTCCAAATAAATTTAACACCTTTATCACAAAGAAAATCATACCAATTTTTACCAATTTCATGCAAGTAATCTGTACCAACGTGCCATACAGGAAATAAACGGAGTCCAAAATATGGTTTAATAAAATCAGGTTCTGCTACAGGATTAGAACATTGTACTTCTTCTGGCTTAGGGTGGAAGCGTTTAAAGTTGGTAATTACCTGATCCATTAACTCCATTGCTTTTTCATCGCCCGTATACTTAGTTAAATGACCACCTATTGAAGTATGGTATGTAAGTTTACCATCACTCCACCCACCAGCACCCATAAACCCTGTCATTACTTCTTCAGGTTTCCTATTGTACGGATCATTACCCATATCAATAATTGTGATACAACTTCCATCGTATCCATTATCTACTAATTTAGTTGCAGCATTAACACCTGCCACACCGGCTCCAATTATTACTATTTTTTCCATTATTGTATTAATATTATGTAAATATACGAACAAAAAGTGACGTCTCCAAAGGAGACGCCACAGATGTCATGTTTTTTTAGTTACGACTGGCTATGAATCAGTCTATATGTTTTTTACTTCTTATCTTCAGCTACAGATGCTTTACGATATTCAGTTACTAATTTTTTAATTTCACCTAAGCATTTACGAGCTCTGCCGTGTGCTGCTTTAGATTTACCTTCATGTTCGGTTTTAAATGTTTCATATAAACCTTCGATTTGTTCAAATAACTCTTGAGTATTCATTTTTTTATAATTTTTATTGTTAAATTTTCGCTACCTTTTATTATCCTATGTAAATATCCACAAGGGATGTCAAAATTGAGATTTTCTGTGAGTTCAAATGGGAGTTCTTCATCAAATTGGAATTTCCATCCATTCCCTTCTATAACTTCTATTGTTCTATCTTCTTGATCTTCATGCCAAATTAACGACATTGGGTCTACATTTTCTGAGAATGTTCTTATGTTTGAATTATCTGTGTATGGGTTCATTAACTTAGTCTTGTTGCTGTAATTTTAACAGCAGGTGTTGCTGGTCTAGTAGGGGTAGATGATGCTGCAGTGTATTTTAATATCATATCCGTATCATCGGTTGCCCAATAGAATTGAATATAATCTCCTGCTTCAAGTACTATTACAAGATTTCTATCTAATAAGGTTGCAGCAGTACCGGTATTTCCTGTTATGTCTATGTTGTTATTTGAATTTGGAACATCTACTCCATTTTTCTTTGCCCAAAAATACATGGAGGCGGTGCCTGAACTTGAAACTCTGTTTATTTGGGATATCATTGTAAATTCATATAATCCAGGGGTTGATACTGTAAGTTTAGAATTATCTACAAGTGTTATTCCGCTCTGTACCTGTGGGGTATCTATATCTATAAGAGTTTCTGTATTAGCAATAGACGCAGTATGGTTGGATAGGTTATACCCAATTGCGTATTGTGGGTATTCAAAACCACTTCGAACATTAACATATAGTGAACCTGTTGTTGCAGAGTTATCAATAACATAACCCATTATTACTGTAAGGGAAGGAGGAGTAGGGGGTATATTTACTAATTCACCATTAGATCCACCTAAATATAAAGTATCACCTGCTGTGTATGCACTCATATCTACATTTCTAACTAAACCTTGAGTAGTTACAAATCCTAAATCTCCACTGCCTATGTTCTCGGTTACAATTCCTATAGTATTTTCTGAAGCTTTTCTTGATAAATTATCAGCTAAATTTACGGACGGATAATTACCGACTGACCCGCTAATGAAAACAGCCTTATATTCTGATTCTAGAAGTGGTGCTCCTGTATTATTACGAGTATAGATTACATTCTCTTGACCTATTTGTAATGTAACGTTTCCCCCTTTAAGGGTTAAATCTAATGTACCGTCATTATCGTTCCATCTTAATCTACCGGGTTTACCTGTTACTGAAGCTGTAGTATTAAAATCTACAAAATCTGAGATTATACCGCTAGAGGTAATGGGTAGATTTGCATTGAGTATATCTTGTACTGTTTGTTGTTTTGTAACCCCACCTTGAACATTAACTAATAATTCTGTTCCGTCTAATGATGTTACGGCAGGTAATCCTGAAATTGATAAGTTAGCCATATCTTATGTTATTATTATTTTATTATTATCTTCTTGTAGAATATCAAATCCATCTTCTTGTAAGAGAAAACCTACATCTTGAACGGGTTGTTCGGGTTTAATTCCTCCCCTATTACCCTCAAGCCAATTTAACTGTTGGATATAATGTTGGCGTCGGTTTTGTAACTCATTTAAATATTGATTGTAGTGGTTTACCTGCTCATTGAGAGATAAACTACGCACTTCATTCAACTTGATGAATTGGGGCCACAATATTTCATTAAATATATCCACTATTTATTTATCTTGAATT